GATCTCTTCATCCGTCACGACTACGCTCCACCAGTAATTACTCCTTGTGTTGGGAGGTTCAACTAGGAATTTGTCGCCGTACTGCTTATGGTACTGTTTGGCAAACTCCCTTTTGCGCTCAATGAATACTTCTAATTGTTCCATCTGCGCACAACCCAAAGCGGCATTGATGTTCGGCATCCGGTAATTGTACCCTACCGCATCATGGTAATACTCCGGCCTGATCCTGGCCGTGCCAATCAAATGTCGAGCTCTCTCCGCCAACAAATAATCTTCAGTTATTACCGCCCCGCCGCCGCCGGTGGTAATTATCTTGTTCCCGTTGAAACTCACCGCAGAAATCAGCCCGAATCTGCCGGTGTGCCAAACACCATAAAACGATCCTAAAGACTGTGCCGCGTCCTCAACTAAAATTACCCCGCGATCCCGGCAAACTCTCCAAAGGGAATCCATATCCGCCGGATGGCCGAAAGTGTGAACCACCACAACCGCTTTTACTTTGTGCTTCTCCAAGTAATTGTCAAGTTTTACCGGATCTATATGCAGCGACTTGTCAATATCGGCAAAATGCGGAACGGCGCCAAGGTACGATACTGCGTTGGCCGTCGCCACGAAAGTCAAGGAAGGGACTACTACCGCGTCTCCCCTTGATACCCCGGCCAATTTCAGGGCAACATGAAGTGCCGCCGTGCCGTTTACCGTCGCTACTGCGTAGGCTCCGGTGTAATCGGAGAGCATGTTCTCGAATTTTTCAATATACTTCCCGCCGGCCACCCAGCCTGATCTTATGCAATCGGTGACGTACTCCATTTCATTGTTGTTAAAGCAAAGCTCTGGCATGGGCCGCCACCTCCCGTATACCGTAAAGCACATCAAAGCGCCGCCTGAAGCCAATCGTCTTGATTCTCTCGAAGGATACCCGGTAGTCTCTGGGATCTTCCTCCCTTTTTACGTACCTTACTCTCCCTGGAAATTCGGAGAGAATCATCTCTACAATGTCTTTTTTCCGGTAATTCTTCCCGCCGACGTTAAATGTCCCCTTGTAGTCCATGCTCATTATTATGGCATCGGCTATATCTGAAACATGGCAGTACGGCCGCCAGAACTGTTCCCCGTAGACTACCAATTCATTGCCGAAAATAATCTCCTTGGTGAACTCGTTGACGGTCAGATCGTATCTCATCTTTGGAGAAACACCGTACGCCGTGGCGAATCTTAAAATGGTCGCATCTTTTAGGGCTTTCTCCGCTTCCACCTTGGTTTCGGCATACAGTGATACAGGGTTCAAGGGAGAATTTTCGTCTACTATCTCATCTGTCTTGCCGTAATTTGAGCAGGTGGAGGCGAATACGAACCGCTTCGATTTCTCATACAGCTTGACTGTCGCATCGAAATTGACTTCCCTTGCTAGTTCAGGCTGTCTCGCGCAAGCGGGATCGCCTACTATCGCCGCCAAGTGAATGACTAGATCCGCGTCTACCCTGTTAAATTCCCTGATGTCCGCCTTGATATTACTGCAAGGAATTACGGGTTCTTTTAGATCAACAACTGTTACTTTATGGTAGGGAATAAGTTTCCTTATTAAAACAGAACCGATGTACCCCGCCCCGCCGGTTACTAAGATGTTCATAGCCCGCCTCCAAAAGTTATTTCTTGCTTAGCCTTTCAAGTGCCCCGCCGTACTTCTTTATGACTTCCCTGGCAATGTGTAATGTCGATTCTTTGCAAATTATGCTGCTGGATTTCTTTTTGAGATTTTTAGCCATTTCTTCCCCCAAAACAAAAACGCCCCGAAGGGCATAATAAAAGCCGACCTATCGCCTCCTCTCGCGGATTCATCGGCAATGTGTCGGCCAAACCCGAAGGCTTAATTCTCAATTTCTGGCAAGGGCAGGCCAACATTAATTAATCGCTACAAACTCCCTTGGGTAAACATCTTTATTTAGATGTACTCCAGGGACAAACGTCAGCGCCTCAGCAACCGCGTAACTGCCGTCAGGGTTTTTCTGTTGCGTAGTTACCTGAACGATACAGCCACCGGGCACGTTACACACCTTGGTAGACTTCATCCATCCTTGCTCTTTCGAGCTTGCCTTACAGAGCAGAGCAAATGCGTCTCCGTCTCCATAAACTTGAAGATCGGGGATGTTCGCCTTGGCACCCCGAACTTCCGTAATGCCTAAATCCTTTTCCTTCAAGGATTATCACTCCTTCATCTTGCTCCGCCCTTGCCAAAATTAAAGGCAGGCGCATCATCGTTGCCTCCGCGCCAGCCTTAAAATTACTTCCCCGCCTCCCGCTTGAGTTTCACCAAAGCCTTTGATATGGCATTTATGGCCTGCTCTTCGGCTATTTTCTCCGGCGTTCCGTGTTCAGTCCCTAACGGCGCAAAGTGTAAATGAAGTAATTCATGGACAAGTGAATCTTCCATATCGTATTCTTTAATGCAATTATCTGGTTGATCTATGGGATCAACCAAGCTAATAAGTGCTTGCTTGATAGGCAAGATCCATCGCACCTGCCCTGCATAATCATCATCCTTCAGGTCTCTTTGCCTGCATATCTCTGTTGTTACATCCCAGTCCTGCAACCTTAAAACCTTCTGCCACTCACGACATTTCTTTGTCAATTGAGATTGGGTTAGGATCATTTCGCCTCCCCAAGTCCTAGCCTGCAAATCAAGGCCATTTTGATTTTCTTTATCAGCAATTTGAAAAAACTCGGCTCATACTCTTTGTTGTTGCAACAAGATTCACAATGCCAGAATTTGGCGCAGGTATCGCATTTTAGCATTTATCCGCCTCCGATTCGTCATAATAGCTTGCTATTTCATCGATTTCCCTTTGGTTCAAAGATTGTCGGACGTCCGCCTCCTCGTAATCCGGCAGCCCACAATCGGGGTCGATTGTGTCCGGGTCTACCTCTCTATTTAATTTCTCACAGCAATATCTCTTCCCCCATTTCAGGGAATAGTCCGGCTTTTCTGTGACGAAGCCGCACTCACGGCAGGTAAGGATGAGAAGGTACTTGCTCACTTTCCGCACACCTCGCACTTACCTGACAGACTGTCGATGATCTTATTTATTTCGGCGTAAACCCTTTTGGCCTCGCTGGTATCTTTCAACCTGGTCGCCCGGTCGAATTGCTTCTCCAGAAGAGAAAGTTGTTCGCGGGCAGAAATAAGGGCTTTGCGCTCAACATCCTTCTGCGCGTCCAATTCGGTTAATAGTCTCACATAATGTTGAAGCATCTCTGCCGCGTCTTTAACGATTGAATCAGGATACAGATCACTAGAAAACCAGTAACCGGCTTCGCCTCTTTTATATTTGCAATCCCTTACACCGCGCTCAAGACTTTTAAATGTCTCATGCTTTATGTGGCTCCAGCAGTCAAACTCTTCTTTCTTCTCTTCTTTCTTCCGGCCAAACATGTTACCGCCTCCTTTATAATCTTTCGTAATACTCGCCTATATAGAAACAACAGTCAATGAAGTTCCCCTTTTCGCCAAAATTAAAATAAAGCGTGGCGGTTTTATCTTTCGATGATTCCGATCTCACCTTGAAGGTACGATCGGACAAACTTATTGAGTTTGATTTACGGCTGTACGCTATGCCAAATTTATCAAGCATTTTCTTGAATCGATCAAAATCTGTAATGATAGCCGCCCCCTTTTAACTTTGGAAAAATTTTTCAGCCTCGCCTCTTCAATCGTTTAGCGTTTTCGGCTAGTTCTTCCGCGTACTCCGGGTCAACAAGATAGGATATTTGAAAATTGAGAACGCCTACCTGAGCGCGAAGCCTGTGGATCTCCTCCTTCAGCTCGCGGTGGGTGACAAAATATTTCCTTAGCCGCCTTAAGAACATATTGCCGCCTCCTTAATCTTGTTCTAAGTGTAAACCCTTCGCCTCCCCCAGCTTCAGCCATTCGATTATTTTTCTAATGTGTTCCGTGAAAGCATCCAGCGATTCAAAACATAGGGCTTCAGGGTCAGATAGAGGCACGTTCGTTCCCCAAATCGTAGTGTGTCTAGTTCCCCACCAATAAGCACACCATACCCTGGGAATAGCTTCTTCTGCGACCTTTTCTGAATTGGCAAGCCTTGTTTCAAGAATAAATACCTCGCTCTCCCCGATAAAGGGAAGACGCGCCTCCGGTATTGGCCTACTCCAATTGCCTAAGCCTACCCAGTCAAAAGCCTTGCGGCGCACAGATGGGCCTAAAAGATCTTCCACAAATTCGGATTGAGTTTTCTCTAGGCTTTCTTCGGGCTTCTTAGTGCTTCTAAATAAGAATTTCATTGATGCCGCCTCCTTGATATTCCCATATCTGTTACTTAAGACGCTCAAAAATGCTTATCCCGCCGGTGGGCGAAGGGCATTTTAGGCAGACAGGATAAGGGATGTTAAATACTGGAGAAGATGGGAAATTAGCTTCTTTTATAGGTTCGGAAAAAAATTTTGACAGCGAAAACTAAGCCAAGGGCAACCAGGAATATAGCAGGCATTAGTAAAAAAATCCAATTGTGTCCATAGTGCGAATAGATAATCGCTGTTACTGCCACGCTCATCATCCCCAGGCAAAGTATGGCTACACCAAAAGGGTCAGGGTGCATTATTGGCCTCCTTTCAGGGAAAATACGGTGTCCAAGGAACAATATGGTAAGCGAGTAGGGGTTCCACCCCCACCCCCCGATCCGGATTTTGGGATTGGTGCCGCCTTCCTACATCTATATGGCACCGCTCACCCCTGCCTGCCGCCGGTGGCCGCCAGGGGCGCAGGCGGTGGGGTGGTGGCTGGCCGGATGTGATTTTCCGGCGTTTGCCTCCCATCTATGTCCGATAATAAACCTTATGTTAACTCATAATGCCCACAAACTGCCAGAATTACCAGCCCGCCCTGGTCTCCCACCGGTGGTGCAACCGCATTTTACCCCGATGAATAAAGGGCTTGTTATATATTGGGAAATGGAAATTACGTGCTGCCGCCTCCGGTTACCTGCTGCCCAGGCTCCACGAACGCTATCTGGACGTTCCCCGCCATGATGCCGATTTGCTGGGTCCAGTTGTCCCTATACTGCGGGTCCCGGCGCTTGGCGTAGAACATCAGCAGGTTATCGGAATACCGGCGCACATACTGGCCGGTGAGCTTGCCCTGGTAGACTAACGGCTCCTTGAAGCCTTTGATGCCCCGGCGAATAATCTCCGCCTCAATGGTAGCTAATGCAAGCTGCTGTGCTTGCTCGAATGCCTCTGCGTATTCGGGATCGTCTCGAAGCCATATATAATGGGTTTGCCGGGTGATACCCGCGAATTTCGCGGCCTTAAGCACGTTCCCGGCGGTATTCCCGTAATGCGTTAAAAAGTGCCTCTTTTTGGGGTGACGTATATTGTCAAATATATATTTTCTCTCGCTATCGCCGGGTGAAAGTTCTTTTGTCTCCGCCTCCGCCGGGGCAAGCTCCCTGGCCGTCGCCTCCATGCCGACTACCTGACCGCCCGTGCTTAGTGCCTGGCCGCCTGCCGTCTCTGCCGCTATTGCCTGCTCCTGCTGTCCCTGTGCCTGCCGCTTGTCTGCCATGGTATCACTCTCCTGCCCGCTTATGCTCCTTTTCCCGGCCCTCTGCCCACTCACGCGCTATCTCTGCCACCTGTCTGCCCGCCTCTTGCCATGACAACGGGCCGACTAAATCCCGCAATTCCTGTATGATGGTCTCCTGCTCCTTGCCTGCCATGTCCTCACCCCTCCTGGTTTCAGCTATCCCGTCTCTTGCTACCGCTACTGCTATTTCCCGTATCTGCCTGCTTAGCTTCTCTCCAAATCCTTCCCAATCCCAATCCCTCTGCACTTCTCTGCCTCCCCTCAAAAAACTGCGAAAATCGAAGCTAACCCGTCATGTTTGGTAGCTAATTGCGCGTAATCGGGATTCCCGCCCCTTGTGCTGATTTGACTGCTATTATGATAGCTTGCTATAATGCTATTGTCTCACCCCGGTCTTTGACAACCGGATATCCTCCCCGCCCCTCAAGGCGGCGCCCGTCCTCGATACGGACCCGGCCAGCGGAACACGTGATGGCGCTCCTGCTCAAATGGGCAAAAGGGAGGACATGCCAGCGCTGGGAGACACCAGCCGGTTAAACCTGCTGCAACCCTGCGTCCTGCTCTCCGTTACCCTGGGGCGCAGTCTGGAGCAGGTTTGCTCACACCAACCTTAGGAGGCGTTACTTATGCAAAGATGGGACAAAAAAGTCGTGGTGGATCAAAAGGTGGCCGATGATATACGTTATACCCTCTATGCTGTCCCCGTCCAACCAAAAGTAGGCAAGCCTTTTTGGGCTTATTACATTACCCGCACCCATGCTATTAGGGGAACCGTTTTTTCGCCGCGCCCTTTTATGCGTGCCGATACCGCCGTTGATCACTTTAACGCTCTGTAACCCCTGCCACCATGCCCCGGCGTGTCCGGGGTATGCGGGAGTGGTTAACCGCCATTTTAACGGGGTATGAGTATTTTAAGGCAAGGTTTCTGAACGTGTCCCCTCAAAACCGTTGTAAAACCTTCCCGCCGCCGGACGTTACCGGACGCCTGCCACCGCGAGAGTTGGCCGCCCGCCATGGCGATACATGGCTTCTCCCCTACATACGCCCCGCCGGGAGGCGTAATTCCCGGCAATCTAACCAAAGGGAGTGTATAAAAATGTCTGCCTATGTTGTTGACAAGAAAACCATCGACCGTATCGTAACGTACATCTTCCGGGAGTATGGCTACCGCGACCAGGATATACTGCATCGCTATTACCCCCAGCTTGTCGCCGAAAATGAGAACGTCCTCGGGCAACGGCTATGGAAACTCAACGTTGATGCCGTGAATTGCCGGTACGAAGAAAACAACCCGGTAGAACTGTATCAATGGTCCCCCGAGCATTGCGGCCTGATTCAAACCCTGAAATCACTCCAATGCCTGATCTACCAGTGCGCCGAAGGCAACATACCCGATACCAACCTATACAAAGACTTGGAACGGCTGGAAAAGTCTATCATGTCTAAAATTATTGACGCTCTGCCTGAATACAACGCTGCTCAATGGGGTTAGACCCTGCCTCTGCGCCCCCTCTCGTTCCTGGGGCGCAGCGTCGGCGGCCTAACCGCCGGGAAAGGATGGTTGCAATGAAAATATATTATAAAGACTTTGTGACTGGTAAACGTCGCTGGACAGCGGGCAAGCCTGTCGGCATAACACAAGGCGGCATAATGAACGCTAAGCATTTAATAGTTGCTCGCAAATCAGACGAACTGTTTATTCCCGAATATCTTTTAGAGGATAAATCTCTTATTACTCAATGGGAAAGGAAGTGAAACCATGCGCACCCTTGAAACCCTACTGTTCCCCGGCACCTACGCCGGGGACGTAGAAAACCGGCCTGTATATCTCACCGGAAACGCGCATGCCGCGCTAACCGACTGCCGCGTAGACGGCGTATCGAATCTGCTGACTGTCCTGCGTCAGACCATGGCTGCCAGGGCCAGGATCGGCCTGCCTGTTGTCCCGGAAGCAGGTATACACATGCTTGTATACTTGCCCGGCGGACGGCCCCCGGTGTGTGGCTTCTCGGCATACCGCCGGAATGGTGCGGTGATCGTGTCCCGCGCCGGGGAAAAATTTTAGCCTTGACGATAGTTTTATATTGTGCTATCGTCTCATTGGGGTGATGAAAATGGAACAAGAACAAACCTTAGTCTATTTGCCTCTCGCCCTTAAGAAAAGGGCAAAGCACCGGGCGATAGACGAAGACATTTCCCTCTCTACCCTGGTGGAGAGGGCGCTGGAAAACTATCTTACCCCGGCAAAAAGCCGGGAGAAAGGAGAACAAAGATGAAAAAAAATTTCACAAGCAACGACATTATTGATGGGAACGACCGTGCGGACCTGGGCGAATTCGGTTCCTTTGTCGCCACCGGGCCGGTCATCGTATCGGATCTCCCTCCCCACCTCGTGGTAGAGGGGGAAATCAACGGTAAGCCGGAAACGCTTGCCGTCACGCTGGAGGATTTGCCTGCCGGTTGGCAGGACATGACCGCCGGGGAGCTTTTTAATCTCCCTTGGGCGGAATTCCAGTTTTAGCCCGTTGCTCCGGCCTCCTCTCCGGGGAGGGGGCCGCATGGAGCGGGAAACCGCTACTATATTTGCCCGGCGGAGGCCGGGAGAAAGGAGCGAAAAAGCATGAAGGTTATCGCCGTTTATGGCCCTGGCCATGGCACCCACCCGTGCGCCGGTTCGGGATGGAAGGTTCAACCGGAAACACCGATGGAGGAAAGAGTTTTGAAAGAAGTATTCGGTGTTCGCGACGACTTCGACGGGAAGTTTCACTGTATCATTGCAGCGGACTTCCCTGAAGCCCTTACCGCCAAAAGAACCGACAGTAACCGCTTCCTTGGCGGCGGCGAGTACGAGTATTTCATCCACCGCTGCCACACTACCAATGTTGGGGGGAATCCACACTGCGCCGGTTCCCCCAAGGGAGCGTTGGAAGTAGCGCAGTTGTTTCTTCGCGCCTGTGCCAGGCTGTGCGCAAACGCGAAATACACAGAAGCACCCAGCATGTTCACGCAGGTTTAAACCGGCCCGCCCGGAGCCTATCCGGGCAATCTCTTCTCGGCATGACCGGGAGAAAGGAGAATTACATTACTATGTCATTAATCAAAGTGCAGAAACTACTGCAGGAAGAAGCACTTCCCGCTACTGTTGTGCACGAGTTCACCTGCAGGGTAGCAGAAACCCTGCTCCTGCAGGAGCGGGCAGCGGGCAGGGAACCCGACCCGCGTTGCTGGGGAGCGGTAGCCGCGAAACGTGCCTGGCTTCGCAGCGAGTTGTCCGACGACGGGTTGGACGTTGCCTGCGAAGCAGCAGGCTGGGTGCAGCCTAAGTACCTTGGGTACGAGTGGGACCTCGCTCATAAGGCTGCCTTTGCTGCCGTGTGGGCAGCGGACCGGCCAGAGCGTACCAAAAACCCCGCAGCCCGCCTTAACTGGGCCGCACTGGAGGCCGCCCGCTGTGCTGCCTCGTACTTCGCCTGGCACTCCTGGGGGGACTCCTGGCAGAAAGCCAAGGAGACCTCCAAGAGAGCCTTCGCTGTCAACAAAGACTCCTATTTGGGAGCCTTTATTGACCAGAGCCGCTTCGCCGAGGCTCAAACAGCCTGGGCGAAGAGAGCTGCCCGTGAGGCAGCACAACGGGCTGGCTGGGCGGCTGTGTACGAAATATTGTCTACCTGCATTCCTGCGTCGGCCCGCCCCGCGCCGTAATTTGCTTCATCCATACCCCGCCCCGCAAGGGGCTTTTTCTTTTTCATTCTGCTGCCAATCGCGCCCACCGTTCCGCTTCCTTTTTGGCCGCTTCCAGATCAGCCAACAAAAAGCCTGGCCGGTACTCCTGTGCCGCTTGGTGACAGAACGGGCACAAGTCAAAACGATTAAGCCAAGTGTGATCGCCGCCTCGGCTTTTTGGTATGCCGTGATGCCGCTCTATCCCGCCGGGCAGCCACTTGCCGCACTTGATGCAGTAATTCAACGGCGGTACGTTAAATGCGCCGTCGTCTTTGCGGGTGGGCTTGGGGACGGGGTTACAATTCACCGTATTTCTTAACCGAAATTTTGCTGATAAAATCCTTCCATGCTTGTGATGCCTGCGTATCCGGTTGATCGCTTATCTTGCCACACCCCTGGTATCGTTTATGCTGCTTAATGTCTTCTACATGTGACAGCTGGTCCCAAAAGGAAAGGGGATCAATCATCAGGATCATGTCTCCTTTTTGTTCCATGGTTCAAAGTTCTGTATCTTCTCCAGCAGGTTTTCCGGCCTGCCGTCGAAGCATATCGCCCGGTCGTCAATCGTAAGGATTGCCGGGGGTTTCTCCGCCGTCACTCTATCAACGGGTATATCATGCTTGATCAGGTATTCGGTGATCGCCTTGATACCGCCGTTCTGGTAGCACCGGGTAGAAACAACGACTACCTCATACCCTGCCTCACGAATTTCGGCAATCGCTTCCCGGATGCCGGGCACCGGAGGATCGGGGATAACGTCCGCTCCCTGCCAGCCCGATGTATAACTGTGGATCACTCCGTCAAAGTCAAAAATAACAGTCTTTTTCATGGGTTACGCCTCCCTATACTCTGTATTCCGCTATCTGCCCCTTCAGCCATTCCGCCGCCTCGCCGCCGGCCTCGATGATGCGGAGGACTTTGGACCATGTCGCCTCCGCTTCCCGGAGAACCTCCGGCGATTCGTCTCCCTTAATTGCCTTCCGCATTTCCCGGACGCTTAAATGCTCCTTGTTCGCTCTCTCAATCCAGTACTCCGGATTGTTTGTCCTGGCCGCTATGGTAAAATGTGAGAAAGTTAACTCCTTCGGCCTGTCCTCTTCGCCCGGAAAGGCCGCGAACGTCTGCGCGTATGCCCGGACGGTACTTTCACCCTTGCCTATGTCTGCGCCTATGCCTTTATACTTCTTGCCAAGCTGGCGATACATGATGTAGATATTACGCGCCTGCCGCCATTTTTGCTTTTCGCCTTCCTCTTCGGCGGCTATGGTATCGTCTCGCAGAAATTCATAAGTTATTTCCTCGCGGGTAAAGTCGGTTATGGTTGCCATGTTCCGCCTCCAAAAGTAAGGCCGCCCGGAGGCGGCCAAGGGTGGGAATGACAAATATAAAAACGTCCACCGGAAATGGTGAACGTACGTCTTGCGTTCATTATACACTGTGTTTTAAGGTTTGTCAAGGTATTTTTCGCAAATTTATACCACTTTTACCACCAGCAGGGAATTAATTAATTACCTTTTTGCCAACATGGAAACGAAATTTTTATTATTTTTGCCGAAAGGGACAAAAAAGACTTGACATTGTATAACGACTGTTATACAATAGAATCAGAAAATGAAAGGGGGATTCAAGATGATTCCGAAGAACGGATACCAAATTGAAATGGTGAAACCGGGTAAATTATATGCGGTAAAAATTACCGCCCGCGGCGAAAGGTTTAATGAAATCAAGGCCGAATTAAAAGCTGCTGGCGGCCAGTTCAGGAAGCACTTTCTTTATGATAACTCTAACTTTTGGGTATTTGAAGGAAAGGAGACATTGCAAAATTTAAAGGCCGCCGTTGAGCGGCTTGACGCGCCCGACGAAACCCCAGGCGAAGTTTGCGGCAATTGCCATGCGTGGCGTCCCGACACCGGGCAATGCTGCATCCGTATCGAAACCATACTTATTAAACAGGCAACAGATGTTGCTTGCAAGGATTTTAACCATAAGTAAGCCCTGCTTGCAGGGCCTTTCCCCGAGCCTCCTCGCGCGGGAGGTTGGGGGAAAGGAGGTGAAGGAAAAATGGCGAAAGATAAGCAATTTAACATTCGCGTATCGGAAGTGTTGCGTGATCGGCTTCAAGCCGTCGCGTCCAGAAAAGGGTTAGATGTTAGTGAAATCGCAAGAGCCGCGCTGGACGCGTGGCTTGCCGAGAATGAAGAAGCGGTTAACGTTAAGAAACACGTTGACCAGTTCTTCAACGACCTGACGGCGCACCGGGATAGCGTAAAACCCGCTTTCAAGGACGCCTTCATGGAGTTATATCGGGAAATGGAAAACCTATATCCCAACATGCCCGGTAATTGGATTCGCCGCAATGCGGCCAGGAAACTCCATGGTGCCATATGGGACAGCGGGCGTTTAGGCCACGCTGCCAGCGTGGTCTTAAACGAAGTCTTTTTCAGGGGTGAATATTAAAACCCGGCATGACCGGGAGAAAGGAGAGGGAAAATGCAATTACATCGTGCACCTCGTATCCCCTACGCGGGAGGATGGGATGGAGCGTCATCGTTTTCCCGTTCCATTTGCGCCGGAAACTATTCATTCGGCGCAACCGTGAGCGGGGAATATGTTCCTGTTCTTGCCACAATTATTCGGTCTTCTGGCGGCGATACAAGGCCAGTAGACCAATGGCAGGAACAAGTCCCTGCCTGGCAAGCTGTTACTGAGGTCACCATCGAGTGGTGGGCCGGTAACAGGCACGGGAAGAAAACTATTCCTCCCGGAGAAGTATGGGCCTCATACCAACCGACATTGCATGAAGTTATGCAATCGGTGTGTCGGGGTATTAGGCCCGACATAGTGGAAGTTATGCCGCGAGAGGAAGAATCCTCTTGTGGTACCGTTGACGTTTTGCATCGGTGGTAAAAAATTTAATCTACCCACCGCGCCGGGGGAAAGGGCGCGGAGAAGGAGGTGAAAGGAAAATGGAACGCTGGTACATCTGGGGCTATGGCAGCCCCGGAGAATATTTGCGCCGGTTGCTGAATGACGCCCAGTGCCGGGTGATCGACAGCAACCGCGCTATGGAATATGCCGATAAAAACGGTATATTCGGCACCCCGGAAGAGCGACAAGAACTTTTCGACCGGGATGCCGGCAGCTTCCGGGAATGGGCTATCAGGATGGCTTGGTGCGGGGATGAATTTGACGGATACCCTGTTGAGCGTATTCTGCAATGCGATCCCGCTGTCATAACATATTCTGGGAGCCTGAAATAGCGGCCCGCCCGGAGCCTATCCGGGCAATCTCTTCTCGGCATGGCCGGGAGAAAGGAGAATGAAATGTTAACTTGGGAGGAACTCCAAAAACAAGCCAAGTTTATCGTTGAAAATCAGCCGACCGGCGATTACGAAGACATCAGCTTCAATTGCCGGACAGGAGGAGCGCCGGATAACAAAATTGGCCTTCCTGAAGTTCACCGTTGTAACGCATTTGTTTATAACACTGTTAGAAACGGTAATGCTTATAGGGGTGAAGTAGTTATCCGCGCTCGTTTTACGGGTGCAAAAGACAGGAACGAGCGGAACGTTTATGAGGCCGAAAACGGTCAAGTATTTGTCTACCGCTACATTCCAGGCGATCCGTGTTCATTTGACTACGGATTGCTTGAAGAACCTAAATTGTAACGGCCCGCCCGGAGCCTTATCCGGGCAAAATCCTTATTAAGAAAGGAGACGGCATTGTAGATGGAAACAATTGAAATAATAAAAATGATCCTTCGCATATTAATATTAATCCCTCCGTTTTTGTGCTTTTATCGGAGAGAGAAAAAGGACGCTATATTTGGCATGCTTGTTGTTCTCTATATATTGCATGCCTGGCTAAGTTAAATTAATCACCCCGCCCCGCAAGGGGCCTTTCCCCGAGCCTCCTACGGGAGGTTGGGGGAAAGGAATCGGAAAGGAGAATAGCCATGGCTCTCCCTAAGCCGCAAAACCTCTCCGAATTATTCAGCCGCACCGTCTTTGCCTACGGCCACCGCATTTATATTAGTCGTGGCCAGAAAAAAGGCGGTGGGCATTGGCATATCGTGGACGGGAAGAAGAAGTTCCACGATATGGAAGAAGCCCTTACTTGGTGCTATTCTAACCGCCTGACTGAAGAAGCACCAAGGTGGGGAAAAATTTAAGGCCCCGGCAACGGGGCTTTTTCTTTTGCCCTCTTCCTTGGCCGCCCCCGCTTCCGCTCAGGTTTGAGAAGAATATGCAACCCGCACCACTCACACCACCATATATCGACAAGTAGCTTGAGCGGTGCTTTGCAACGGGGACAGGTGTTAGCCTTGAGCTTCATTCTCACCCTCCCGCTCTTTTTCCTGCCTTCTGATCTGCTCTTCCGCCCACCTGCGGTAATATCCGTCTTTCCCGTGCTCCATGTCGCCGTAGCACATAGAGCAAGTTCGCTGTCCCTTTGGTATCAGCGATCCGCAACATACGCAGTAGTTATTCACGCGTCTCATACCTCCACATCAAAATTTTAACCGGCTTCTTTCTCTTCCGGCCAGCCTTCCGGCTCCCGCCGTACTTCCGTATCCGGTTCTTCAAAGCTATATCTGATCGCAGTGCCGCCCTTGCTTCTCTCCGGCTTACCTTGCGCGGCTGGTCAGGTTCCTCCCATATTTCAGCGTCGCATAGGGAGCACTTAAAGCACCCGTCCCATTCATCCCACAGCATCACGCCGTTGCAGCCCCACCGTGGACAATTCGGATCGGGTAGATTAAACATTGCCTGTCCTCCCCGGCGGTTCCTGCATCAGCCGTTCAAGCTCGGCCAGTTCTTCTAAGCCGTAGTCATACGGGTTCGGCGGTTCATCAAACGGTATATCTATTTCAAACGGCCCCCATATCGCCTCTATGACGGCGAATATGTCCGGTTGGTTTTCGCGAATGATGTCAAGGATTAACAGTCTGATGACACCTCCGTCAGAGCCTGTATTAATTCCTCTTCGCTGTGGAATTCTCGTTCATCGTTATCAGCGAAGAAGTAAATTTCCTGCTTGCCAAACTCCCCGTTTTTTAACACGGGGGTATGAATCTCCATTTGCACCCCGCGCCCATTTATTTCTGCACGGTAAAGCAAGGAATGTTGTTTACTACCCGAAAGTGAGAATTTCAGTTCCCAGGTTATACCCACGGTTGCACCTCACTTCACCACAGTTATAGTCAAATCAGGATACTTCGCCTCGAACAATTTCCGCCGGATCTGGAAATCCCGCGTCAATACGCCTTTAACGTCCTCGACCTCCTGCCGGCCATTCGGGTACGTCACCAGGAAGTCGGCGGTATATGTGATCGCCTGGTATCTCGTGCCGTTCTTCGTAAACGCGGGTTGCAGCTCGAATTTCGGGTGACATTCAAAGTCGGCAATCACGCTCGCCTGCTTAAGCAGTTTTAGCTGGTTGTATCTGTCGGCCTCCCGCTTACTGTCAAAGTTAATGCCGTCTATTTCAGTTTTCTTGGCGCCGTATTTATTCATGTCGCGCCTCCAGCTTTTCGATGTGCCTCCGATTCGCCGCTTCAATGTCAACGCCCAGGACAATCAGCATACCGTATGTCGCTTGAATCAAATCGAAGGCTTCTGCGGCAACCTTGTTTAACCGTCGCTCGTTTGGCTGGAATCCTAAGTTTACCAATTCCAACTTAAGCTCCCGCAGTTCTTCTTGAATTTTCTTCAACTGCTGAAGCGGGGTAAACCCGCTGTAGTCAAAATCTGCTATTGTTATCTGCATCCGCATTTCCTCCATCTTCCGGAATATTCTCTTATGGCTCTTTCCGTCTTCGGAATCACGTCCTGATCTAAGGTGAATCCCCAGCACCATGTCGCCGGTTTGAATGTTTCAAAGTTTACCCACATCAGTTCGGGACTGTGAAACCCGTAACACGTCCCGTCCTCTATTATGCGGCCACACTTTAACACCCGGCATAACTCGGTTGTCTGCTTTGCCGCGTTCTTGATTCTCATGTTCTCCTCCTTGTCCATATTCCGGTATATCCCCACTGTCAGAATCGTCTCTATGGCGGCTATTTTCGCGCCTGTTGCAATTTAGGGCATATTCGCATACTGGAATACCTGTAAATCAATACAGGGGAAAATAGCGCATCTGGCGACAAAATTATTCACCGGCGGCCTTCCTGCCCGCTTCTTGAATCCTCCGCGCCTCTCCCGGCGAAAAAGTTCTCATGTCGCACTCCGGGCAAATGTACCCTTTTGCGTCAACTTCATAGGGCACGTCACCCCATGTGCCGCGAAATATTGTATTGCTGAAAGTCATTTTTGTCTTGCATATGGGACACTTCACTTGACTACCCCTTTCTCTTGGAGCCCGGCCCCGGATTTGAACCGGGATTTTCCGATCTGTGCTCGACCGGATCTTTGCCTGTTAAGATAGCCGGACTGCTCTTAACGTCTTGCCAAATCCCTAAACGTCGCCGACGTGTCAATAAAAGCTATCTCTCTTGTCCCTATTGGCCCATCCCTGTTTTTGGCGATAATAATTTCCGCTACCCCGGCATTTTTGGTGTATTTGTTGTAATACTCTTCCCGGTAGATAAACAACACCTTGTCGCAGGCCTCCTCGATGTTGCCGCTTTCACGCAAGTCTGACAATACCGGCTTTTTGTTCTCCCGCTTTTCTACCCCGCGCGACAACTGCGCCAGAGTAAGTATTGGCACGTTTAAATTAATGGCTATACTTTGCAGCCTTTGCGCTACTCCCCCGACAAGATCATGTGTGCTCATATTTCCCCGGCGCGGTTCGTTTATTCGCGTCAGAAAATCTATGATCACTAAGTCTAAGCCGTTTAACTGCTCCTGCATGATTTTTGACTTTATTTCCGCTGTGCTCCACTGACCGTCAACAATAGTGATCGGGAGTTTGTTTAATGCTTGAATTGCCTTTTCAGCTTTTTTCTTGTCATAATCTGCAAGCCTTCGCGCTTTCCAGTTTTTAACGTCAACCAGTGCTTCCGCACAGATCAACCTGTCTGTTACCCGCGCCGCCGTCATTTCCATTGAGAAAATTAATACGCGTTTT